AAATCAACATTTGTTGCAGTTAAATCGGTCCAATTTTTATACTCAGTTTCAAAATGACGCCAGTATAATTTTTCTACATCAAAGTTAGGTTCATTTAATGTTGTTGACGATCTTTCAGTTAAAGCAGGTATTATTTGTATCCCATCAACATACGGTGATGACAATAATTCCGTTATCCAGCACGAATCTTGGACATTTATATTTGCAGGGAGTGGTTCAAATAATTTTATATATATTGTATTTTGTGTTCTATCGGTGGCTATATTCGCTATAGCGATTAAATTATTTCTACCAAAATTAATATATGAATTAATAAAATATTTTGTTTGTGATAACCAGTATTTAAAAAAATCTTGTAACTCTTTTAAAGAGTCTTGGCTATCAGGATTTTCTAATTTTAATATTATTTCGGTTCTACTATTTGATATATCAAAAACAAATAAACGTTCAGTAGAAAATGACCCAACTCTATCATAGACTGTATTGTAAACAAACTTGTAGTTGCCTGATAACAAACCCAGTTCATTAAAATCTTGTTGAACATCAAAAAATATGTCTTCGTCTCCAACTGACTGGTAATTTGTAGTAAATGGATTTCCTGCTATATATGCCCCATCAAACGAATATGCGTGAAATTCTACCTTTTGATTTGAATATGCAGACCCCCTTGATATAAATTTTTCTGAATCTATATTAGGATAAAAAACCGTCGGTGATAATAATTTAATTTGCGCATTAGTAAAAAACTTAGCGCTTATTGGCTTAGTTGAATTTAAAATTTCAGCAGTATTTTTATATCTTGATAATGACATATTATGCGCCAATTCCTATTTTTTTAAAGTTTTCTACAATTTCTTCATACGTTTTTGAAACAGTAAATATTATATCAACTTTATTTTTAAATGTAGAAAATTCTGTTTCTTTTTCTACCAATTTATTATTAGCATCTAATATTAAAGTTTGTGCTTCTTGTTGAATTTTATTGATTTCTTCTTGTGTAGATACTTCAAGTTCTTGAATACTTGCAGATGATTCTTCCAATAATGAATTAAGCTCTTCTATAGAATTTCTTAAATCTGTGTTATCCAACTCAACTGATGTTAACGATAGTCTAATTGTTTCTTTATCTGATTCTAAAGTTGCAATTTTATTTTTAAGATTTTCTATTTGATCTTTTAATTGATCTATTAGTTCTGCTGTATTATTTGTATTTATTACAAACTCTGAAAAATTTATATCAAATGTATATTTTACTTTTGATTTTTTAAATCTCAAGTTCGATCTATCCACAGTTAAAAGTATTGGATCTTGGTTTTTTTTATCAAAAACTATAGATCCCTTTGCATTCCTCTTTATATCTGTCTGCGAATTAACATTATTCAGCAAATAGTTATTTTTTATTATCTGTTCACGTAAACGCTCAGACGGTAATTTCCCATTTTCATCGCCAGTTATTATTTTTCTTACTAACTGTTCTTCAAATAAACTAAAATCACCTCGTTTTGAAGCAAAGCCTAACAATAATTTTTGAACTTCATCGCCAGGAATTTCACCGTTTATAATTTCAAGTTCTTCGATAATTGCCTGTTTTAATTGCAATAAATCTTCTTGTGATAAAATCTGACTCATCTTACAACCTTAAACATAACATTATCATCCAAAATAAATTCTTCAAATGGATTAAACTTAACTTTTACAAGAATTTTGTAATATCTTTCAGGTTGAAAGTTATCCATAAACAAATAAAAATAATTACTTGTTGAATCACAGCTAATTTTTGTTCCGATAGTATCAAATGGTATTATCACATCGTCTGTTACAGTATCTCTTATTTCATAATAAGATGCAGATGGCAATGCATAATTTATCAAATATTGCGATTGCGTTGCATATGTCTTTTCAATAAATTTTGGACGTGAAAAAATACGTATTTTTGCCTTTTCGCTCTGATTGTAAATCTCTTTGATTTTCGAATACACAACAAATTCTTTTGAATTATCTATCAAAGATAGACTTCCGGTTGAATATGAAGAATCATCCCATATTAATCTTAATTTTGGAGAATATATGGTATGTGATTCATTTGAGAAAAACTTATATGAATAATATCCATATGATGAATTTTCACTTTTTGATACAAATTTTATTAATATACCGTCAGAATCGATAGTACCTGAATAATAAGAATTAAAAATATTAGTTACATCAAATATAATATCCGATTTTACATTGGCTATTGATTGTGTATTTGTATATAATGAGCTACTATGCCAAGTACCCCCACCCGAAACGGAAGAAAATTGATATGTGTTTTCAGCACTCTCTGATGTTATCCAAGGAAGAGACCCAGAGTAGTCCTGCCATTTCCAAGAGGTGCCATTTTTTACTATCGGGGTGCTATTATAATTACCTGTTCCCATTTCCCAAGAACCACTTATTGCTTTTGTTTCAACCATTACCTCTATAGGAGATTCTTCAATTTTAGCAACGTTTAATACAAGTTCATATTTTAATGGGTTAGCTGAATAGTCGGATATAAACTTATTTATTTCTGATTGATTGAATTGTAATAAAATTCTAGAGTTATAGTTTGCATCTCCTTTTTTTTCATGCAATAATTCTAATATAGAATCAACACCTGTATTTTTTTCTGCAGATGTCTCATATATTGTTGCGTCTTTTATAGGATAAAATAAGTTTATCATTTATCGTATTCTTCCTTTTATATCATTTTTAGGGAATCGTATTTCAAAAATAGATGGGTCCAACGATGGATATATTAAACCATTTTTTTCAGCGTATGACATATTATATATGTTTGGTGCATATCCCTGTGATGAATCATGTAAATTTACAAATTCAACATTTACTACTGTTTGTACACCTTCTATTCTATCTAGCAAGTTATAAACCTCACTAACAACTATAGGCTGGTTTATTTGCCACTTCCGTATATCAAAATATTCATCTACTGCATTTATACACCTTCCTATAACTTCATATCCACTATATTCTGGTTGGGGTGTTATTTCAAAATTTACACCAATGTTTATGATAAATGCATTTCTTATGTTAATTGCGTCTGTAAGAACTCTAAATGATTTTAGATAGTTTAAGATATTTTGTTTAGTCGCTAGATTTACATTTACTAGTTTAGAATCACTATCATATCCAAGCAAATAAATATTTAATGCATTTGGGTTCATTCCATTATAAGCAAGTTCGTCTGATACAGCTTCTATATTTAATTGATCATCTTGAACTAAGTATGCCTTTGCTACGCTACCGAATCTAGGTGGCATACTATATATGCGTGAAATATAATCTTCTGCTGTAACTGCTCTGTTTTGTGCCGCAAAAAATGATAAAGCATTAGTTTTTATTTCATTTAGCGATTCAGCATCCTTACCCCCAGATGCTGGTTCGGGGTTATTAACACTTAATGATTGCCTGACAATTGATGCTAATGTTTGATCTAAATTCTGATCGTTAAATGTTATATTTCTAGTTAAAATTGTAGTTAGCGTGTTTGATGCTACATTATCATTTAATCCACCGCCAACTCTATATCTAAATGTTAATTGGGTGTTAGCAGGTGCAATTCCATAATTTTTTGTATACAGAAAATTAGAAGGATCAAGTGAATCTCCAATCATTGTAGAAAATGGAGACAATATAGTACCATATAAAGATGGATCAGGTGTTATTTGTTCATCAACTGCGCCAAGTACACCAGGTCCAAACTGTATTAATGTTGAATTATCGTTTAGTAAACGTGTTGTAAACCGTTTTGATACCTTCCTTAATTTTAGTAGGTATGGTGTCTCATTATTTAAGTTATATAGTTCTCTGTCATTTCTTTTTATATTTCTAACAGACTCTATTATTACATCTTGCGCTAAATACGGTACATTATACCAAGTATCACCTTCTCCATCTACTGCATCGATTATTTCGATTATTTTCGAATCATTTAATTTTACAGAATTGTAAGGTATAACATTTCCAAAATCAAATTTTGTAGTTCTTATTTTTCCACTTGATGCAATTACTGATTTTTTTATCAAATAAAAAGACGGTTCGTTTGTTGTTGGGTCTATCTCATATACTGATATTTCAATTGGGCTTACACTTGAACTATATGAAAAATCAACATAGTCATTAGTTATGAAGTTAACATTTGAATTTAATGCAGGTGCAACTATAGCATTTGCATCTACAACCATTGCATAGCGCATATCAGGAACATTCTGATCTCCAGATCCGATTGACGGCACAAGCTGGTAAAAATCCAATGTTACAGTTGCAGGTGTTGTTAATTTTGGAGTATAACCAAATGTCTGTGCAATTGATACTATGTTTTCTTTTTCCTCTGCTTCCAATAATAAAGATTCTTTAAATTGTATATCAGTATAATATGACAATACATCTCCAACATAGGAGGACATTTCTACAAACATCATACCAGGTGATGCTTCGTTAAAATCTCTATATATAGATGGATAATATGCTTGTGCAAATGAAATTAAATCATCTCGCAACGATCCAAAATCTCTAGATGTATATTTTATTTTTTTTGGTATTAATTCTGTCATATTTAAATTACCGTTACAATTCCTTGATTATTTATAAATATAACAACATTTATATTTGCAAATGTTGCATCGAAAGAAACAACTAGATCTATTTTTAAACTATGTATTGCCTCACCGGTTGATACTTCTGGCGCTGGTTGTGATACTCTAATAGAGCGTAATACCAGATACGGTGTCCATGTTTCTAATGCCTTTACAATAGTTGAACGAACAAACCCTTCCAATTCTCCCTCTGCATCAAACTGTTCAAATACAGCTTTATACAGGTCCGTTCCAAAATCAATATGATATAACCGTTCTCCTTTACGGGTAGACAGCAAATTTAAAAGATTTGTTTTAGCCTGATCAATTGAAAAATAAGACTTTCTAAATAGTCCACCACCTTGAGTATTAAACGGCAATAGTATCCCGATTGAATTATTAAATTCATAAGAACCACTTTGATCTGTGGTTACAAAAGGCTGGTCAAGTCTATTAAAATTAAATGCCATTGTTTATTTTGTTATTTTTTTCATAAAATCACTATAGTTCTTATTAAAAACTGCATCTAATTCTGGAGGGACTTCCATACCATCAAATTGCATTTTTGCACTATTAGATTCAATCCCATATTCTCGATCTAATTCATTTTTAAATCCCATTAAACTTTCTCTTAAAGTTGCTGTAGTAGGTTGGGTTATGTTATGTTCCAGTGTTGTAGTGTACGATGAGTTTACTTTTGAATTTGTATTATGAGAATTTTTATTTTCAATAACCATCCGCTGACTGGTTACTTCGGTCATTTCTTTTATAATTTTAGAAGCATAGAAATCCAATTCTTCCCTAACAATTTTTCTTATCATTTTTTCAAAAAGTTCAGTTTTCATAATAAACCCTATAGTTGTTCGAATAATTCATATAAATTTTCTATTTTTGATGTAGTTTTTACAAATTGATTATCTTTTTTATTAATCATGTCAATAATATAATCCTGTAAATCAGATTGCATCCCGAATAAAAGTCCATTTTTACATATATTCCCATAATCTGAGCTACTTAAATCAAAGAAATGTGCCTTGTCCGGTTTATAAAGATTTAACATTTTTTTAAGTGATGATTTTATAAAAAATATATCTTTTTTTGAAAATTTATCACTATTAATATAATTATCACCCGCTGTAATATAAAACATAGAATCAATTTTTTCTGTTAATTTATAATCTTTAGTTTTTATACCAACCAACAAAAGAAATTCATACAAATAACGTGGTGATGTTTTGCTGGTGCTGTTCCATAATTTATTCTCTTTTTCGAGTACGATTAAGCATGATTTCCATGAATATATGCTTTTTAATAAATCATCTAAATTAGAAAAATTGGTATTCGGATTTAAATATGTGATATCACTGCCATTATTGCTGTAATGGATATCCTTTTGCAACGTTATTTTAAA